CACTACATTTTTTGATATACCATATCTTGCAAATCGTATTACAAAATTGTTCGGTGATAAGATGCGGAACAATATGTCGCCGTGGGATATGGTAACAGAAGAACGAGTCAATACCTTTGGTCGAGAACAGGTTAAGTATAATATTTGGGGTGTTGCAAATATGGATTATATGGACTTGTACCGCAAGTTTACATATAAGAATCAAGAATCGTATGCACTAAACTATATTGCAAAGGTAGAGTTAGGTGAACAGAAACATGATAATCCATATGAAACTTATAAAGATTGGTATACAAATGATTATCAATCGTTTGTAGATTATAATATTAAAGACGTAGAACTTGTTGATTCATTAGAAGATAAAATGAAATTACTTGAGCTGTGTCTGACTATGGCATATGAAGCGAAGGTGAATTATATAGATGTATTCTCACAAGTTCGTATGTGGGATGTGACAATCTATAATTATCTCCGAAGTAAAAACATAGTAGTGCCTCAACGAGATCATAGAACCAAAGGTTCAAAGTATGAAGGTGCATATGTAAAAGATCCAATCACAGGTCAACACAATTGGATTATGTCATTTGATTTAAACAGTTTGTATCCACATTTGATTATGCAGTACAATATATCTCCGGAAACAATGATAGGTCAGAGATTCCCAAAGGCTATAGATGTCAATTTACTTTTAAAGAAAGAAGTGGATACATCTGTATTAGGAGATAAACTAACAGTAACACCAAACGCCGCTTGTTTTAGAAAAGACATTGGTGGATTTCTACCAGAATTGATGGAGACAATGTATGGTGATCGTGTGAAGTTTAAACGATATGCATTAGATGCTAAACAAAGATTTGAAGATACCAAAGACCCAAAATATCAGAATGATATTTCAAAATACAACAACATTCAGATGGCAAGAAAGATTGCACTTAACAGTGCTTATGGTGCAATCGGCAATCAGTATTTTCGTTATTATGATGAGAAACTTGCCACAGCTATTACGACCAGTGGTCAGCTTAGCATAAGATGGATCGAGAATAAAGTTAATGATTACCTCAATAAAATATTACATACGGAAGATGAAGATTACATTGTGGCTTCCGATACAGATTCTATTTACGTCAGTTTTGATAGACTGGTTGCTTTATCTTACAGTGATAGAGCTGGAGTATCGAATGAACAAATCGTCAATTTCTTGGACAAAATCGCCACAGAAAAAATTGAACCTTACATTACTAAATGTTATGAAGAGCTTGCAGATTATGTGAAGGCATATGCTCAGAAGATGGAAATGTCCAGAGAGGTTATTGCAGACAAAGGTATTTGGACTGCCAAGAAACGATATATCTTAAACGTCCATGATAGTGAAGGTGTAAGATATGCAGAACCTCAATTAAAGATCATGGGTATAGAGGCAGTCAAATCTTCTACCCCAGAGCCTTGTAGAGATATGATTAAGTCAGCTCTAACCTGTATTGTTAATGGTGATGAGGAAACATTAAATACATTTATTCAAACATTCAGAAAAAACTTTATGAAATTAAAGACAGAAGAAATTGCTTTCCCAAGGTCTGTTAATGGTATAAAGAAATGGAGTGATAAAACAAGTATATTTAAGAAAGGTACACCTATGCATATCAAAGGTGCAATACTTTATAATCATCTTTTGAAAAAACATAATTTGGTTAAAAAATATCCTTTGATTCAAGATGGTGAAAAGATTAAGTATCTATTACTCAAAACACCTAATATTATTCAGGCCAATGTGATAGCATTTCTTGGTGAGTTCCCAAAGGAATTTGGCTTGCAAAATTACATAGATTATGATACAATGTTTGAAAAGTCTTTTGTTGATCCGTTGGAGTTTATTGTGGATGAAATAGACTGGACGATAGATAGAAGTTATGGCACACAGAGAACGCTGGAGGCGTTGTTTGGATGATATTTGATGAAGAATTATATACATACTTAGGCGAACATTGTAACGCTAATGGTTTACCTGTTTTAAATACAGGTGAGTTTAAGTATTGCACAGAAAAATATGGTAAGGATGTTTTTCGTGAAACATTGTCAGCCTATATTGCAGATGTACGTCCGCCATTTCCGTTTAAAGAAATATCATTTGGTGAGATGGTAGATAGTTTTCGTAAGCTTAAGAAGGCAGACTATACAAAGTTCATTACACCAACAGATCAATTAGAAAAGGAAGTGTTTGAAAAATATGATGACTACAAATACAATTTTGCAGAACATGGTCTAGGTCTTATAGATACACCATCTGTATATAATACCTGTAGTGATTACTTTATGAATCATTTACGATTGCGTTGTGGTTCATATAGTTTTAAAGCACCAGCTCAAGTTTGGGAAGAAGGAACTGCAAAAGAGATATGGCGTTCTATCGGTGCAATCTGGAGAGGTATTAATACTAATGAAGAACTGACACCTTCTGTATATATGTCTGCGTTTCGTTTGGGTACATATATTGCAACACAGTTTAAACCTATTGTGGCCAAGACTATCTATAACATGACAGACGCTAAGGTAGTGCTTGATACTTCTATGGGTTGGGGTGACCGTCTTGCTGGTTTCTTTGCATCAGACGCAACACATTATATTGGTTGTGATCCAAATCCAAATACATTTAAAGTGTATTGGGAAATGGTAAGAGAGTTTGATAACCTTGCACCAGGCAAGACTGTACAACTTCATAGATGTGGTGCAGAAGATTTGCCGTGGGATATGATAAAGGATGTTGATTGTGCATTTACCAGCCCACCATATTTTTCTACAGAAGAATATAATAAAGGTGGAGAATTTGAGGAAGATCAATCTTGGGCGAAGTTTAATGAATATGAAAAGTGGCGTGATGAGTTTTATCTTCCAGTAGCACTAAATAGCTTTAATTCATTAAGTGATAATGGATTTTTATTGACCAACATTATGGATCCTAAAGTTAAAGGAGTTCGTTACCGGTCAGGTGATGAGCTTGTAGATTCTTTAAGTGAACATTGGATGGGTCAAGTTGGTATGAGAATCATGCAACGTCCTCAAGGTAAAAATGTCTTTAAGACAAAAGAAGAACTTGAGGAGTTTATGAATAAAATTTATATTGAGAATGTGTGGTGCTTTGGTAAGAATAAAGACTTTGATTTCTTTAGACACAAACGCCGAGCAACACTTGAAGGATTATTTGGAGATTAGATTATGAGTTTTCTCAAGAATATAATAAAGGAAACAGGTAATGAGTTTGGGACGATTGCTGCTGATGGTCTTTCTACCGCTGATATTAGCGGCTATGTGGATACTGGCAGCTATATTTTTAATGCCTTATGCAGCGGTAGTATTTACGGTGGGATACCTCAGAACAAAATTACAGCGATTGCAGGAGAGTCGGCAACAGGCAAGACGTTCTTTGTTCTAGGTGTATGTCAAGCGTTTCTTGAAGCGAACCCGACAGGTAATGTTGTGTTCTTTGAAAGTGAATCTGCAATCAGTAAAGAGATGATTGAAAGTCGTGGTATTGATTCATCACGAATGGCAATACTACCGATTACTACAGTACAAGAGTTTCGATATCAGGCACTACAGGTCCTAGAGGCATATGAAAATGAAGATGATAGACCACCATTGTTGATGTGTCTTGATAGTTTGGGTATGTTATCGACTACTAAAGAGATTGAAGATACCCAGGCCGGCAAAGAAACCAGAGACATGACACGGTCACAAATTGTTAAGGCTGCGTTTCGTGTACTGACATTGAAACTTGGTAAACTTGGTGTGCCTATGATAATGACGAACCACACTTATGAAGTTATTGGTTCTATGTTCCCACAGAAAGAGATGGGAGGTGGATCGGGTCTCAAGTATGCTGCATCAACAATCATTTATCTATCAAAGAAGAAAGATAAAGACGGCTCAGAGGTCGTAGGTAACATCATCCATTGTAAGACATACAAATCTAGACTGACAAAAGAAAATCAAATGGTAGACGTTAGGCTCTCTTATACGAAGGGTTTAGACAAGTATTATGGTCTTTTAGAATTGGCAATAGAAGCAGGTATATTCAAATCAGTATCGACTCGTATAGAATTGCCTGATGGTACAAAAACATTTGGCAAGACTATCAACAATGATCCAGAAAAATATTATACAGATGAAGTAATGGAGAAGCTTGATAAGTTTGCCAAAGAAAAGTTTAGTTATGGATAATTATATTCGCACATACAGTAATGTTTTGGATGAAGAATCTTGTCAGTTTCTTATTGAGAAGTTTGATACTTCTGAGCATGAATACGAGGATATTCACGAAACAAATTTTAATTTAGTATATTGTTTCAAACAAATCAATATGTATAATCACGATAGTTGGGCAGGTATACGAGAACAAATTATCAAGGCGATGTTACATTTTGTTAAACTTTACAAAAAAGAGTGTAATATTATTGATGGTTTAATGTGGCCGAAAGAATATGGTTATGAAGCCATAAGAATAAAAAGATATCTTCCTAATGATTATGATAGATTTGATGACCATGTGGATTCAACAGCAGGGTGTGAAAAAAGATTCCTTAATTTTCTTATATATCTTAACGATGTAGAAGAAGGTGGGGAGACAGAATTTCCTCAGATATATAATCCAGGAACACATATGCCGTTATCGGTAAACCCAAAAGCAGGAACGATGGTAATATTTCCTCCGATGTGGCCTTGGCTACACGCTGGTAGAAAACCAGTATCGAGCCCGAAGTATTTTGTTCATTCGTATTTACATTATGTTTGAATTTGTAGAACGCAAAGAAACATTTACCAAAGATAAGTTTTGTTATGGATAAGTATATACAAGTTTATAATGATGTTATTGATGAGGTAAGTTGTAAAGAACTTATCAAGAAATTTGAAGATGAACACCAGATGTATGAGACCGTGCATCAAGAAGATGTTGATAATAATGTTATCTCATTTGAACAACTAAACTTGTTTACACAAGGTTGGGATGATGTTCAGAAAGGACTGCTTGAGTTGTTTCAAGAATATATTGTACGCTATAGAATAGATTGCAGTATCTATGATAAGATGTGGCCAGAGAAATATGGTTATGAGGCCGTGAGAATGAAACGGTATCTAGGAAATAATTATGACCGTTTTGATCCTCATGTTGATGTAATGAACCATGAATCCGCACGAAGATTTCTTGCCTTCTTTATTTACCTTAACGATGTAGAAGAAGGAGGCGAGACACAGTTCCTAAACATATACAAACCAGGAACATTCTTACCTTACACAATAAAACCAAAGAGAGGACGATTGTTAATGTTTCCACCAACGTGGCAATACTATCATGCAGGCCTGAAACCTGTATCTGGTAGAAAATACATTATACATTCGTATTGTCATTATGCTTAATTATGATTGGCGAGTAAATAAAGAAACTGGCGAAAATGCCATAGTAATATTAGAAGGTCCTTATAAAGATATAATTTTTACTTTTAAGGAAAGTAAAGTAATTTTAAAAAATGAAGATGGTAGTCCTTTAGACCTAGAAGATGCAGAGTCAATACCTATTGACTTTAAGTATGAAGTGTTGTATAATCCAGATGATAAAGATGTATTAACATTAGATTTTAAAAACGCAATCGGTGATATTTTTATGGAAATATTACAAGATAGTATTCAACATGACAGTTATAGGCTAGAGGATGAAAATAGAAACGACAATACTGAATAATTTAATTTATAATGAGGAATATAGTAGAAAAGTAATTCCTTTTTTAAAAGAAGAATATTTCCAAGACGGTATAGAAAAAATTATATTTAAAACCATATGGGAATATGTAGAAAAATATAAAAGAAATCCTACTATAGATATTCTTTCTATAGAAATTGAGAAGATTGCTTTAAATCAGGAGCAGTATAAATCCTCAATAGAATATTTTTCTGATTTAGTAGAAACACCAACTGATTTAGATTGGTTAGTAGATCAAACTGAAAAGTGGTGTAAAGATAAAGCCATTTATAATGCCATACTCAATGGTATTCATATCATAGATGGTAAAGAAAAAGATAAGTCTCCAGATGCTTTACCAAGTATCTTGTCAGAGGCATTGGCTGTTTCTTTTGATAAACATATCGGCCATGATTATATGGAACAGCATGATGATAGATATGAGTTCTATCATACGACAGAAGATAAGATTCCATTTGATTTAGATTTCTTTAATCGTATTACAAAAGGCGGTCTACCAAATAAGACATTGAATATTGCACTCGCCGGCACAGGTGTAGGTAAATCATTATTCATGTGTCATGTTGCAGCATCAACTTTGATGCAGGGTAAGAATGTATTGTATATTACATTAGAGATGGCTGAAGAAAAGATTGCAGAGAGAATTGATGCCAACTTAATGAATGTGACTATGGATGATTTGCATGATCTTCCTAGACATATGTATGATGATAAGTTTGGTAGAATACAGAAAAAGACTCAAGGTAATCTGATAGTCAAAGAGTATCCAACAGCTTCAGCTCATTGTGGTCATTTTCGTGCATTACTAAATGAGTTGCAGTTGAAGAAAGAATTTAAACCAGACATTGTGTTCATAGATTATATAAACATCTGTGCATCTAGTCGATTTAAGTACGGTAGTAATGTAAACTCTTACACATATATCAAAGGCATTGCAGAAGAAATGAGAGGTCTTGCAGTAGAATTTAATATACCAATTATGAGCGCAACGCAAACGACAAGAAGTGGGTTTGTATCAACAGATATTGGTTTGGAAGATACCAGTGAATCATTTGGGTTACCAGCGACTGCTGATTTAATGTTTGCTTTGATATCAACAGACGAATTACAAGAGTTGAATCAGATGTTGGTTAAACAATTAAAGAATAGATATGCAGACCCAACATCCAATAAGAAATTTATCATTGGTGTTGATCGAGCCAAGATGAAATTATATGACGTTAATCAGACAGCTCAAGAAGATTTAGTAGATACAGGGCAGGAAGAAGAAGTAATTGATAGGTTTGCAGACTTCAAAGTTTAATAAATATTAGGATGAAATCCTTTGAAGAATTTATTTTACAAGAAGCACAAACATCTGCCGCCTTTGAGATGGAAAAACTCATTGTTGCAGCTGCCGGCGGCCCAGCATATAAACCAAGAGATAAGAAAATCTCACCAGATGCCGGTGAAAAAATTGTAAAAGATTTAAGACTGACCGGCAAAGGTCAGATGCCCAAAAATGCATATGATGTTACATCTGACTGGGCATCATACTTCCCAGGTGGTAAAGCTCCAGGTGCCACCAAGACTCCCAAGACCGATTTTATTATCGGTAACAAAAGAATATCATTAAAGACTGGCAAAGGTGCTCAGTTGATGAGTGGTGGTAAATCAGAAGCCACCGCTACATTTTATGCAGCGTGTCGTACTGGTAATATTCCTATTGATGGTGCAATCAAAACTTTAGAAGGTTATTTTAAAGAAATGATGTCTACTACAATGCCTGATGTAGAGGGTAATGCTGCAGAACTTGTAAAGAATAAGAAGTCAGAACTGATTAATAAAACTAATGAAATACACCAAAGGTTTAAGAAAGATTTAAGAACAACCTTTGCGAGAAATCCAAAGTTTGCATATGCATTTACTTACGAAGCGATGACAGGCGTGCAGAAGTTTGGTGGTAAAAGTCCTGCTGCCGCTCAGTATTTTTTAGTCACACCTTGGTCTGGTGACCCTGCCGACATACACGATGCCTTTAGAGACAAAGGTTATGTCAAAAAGATTGCAAGTCAAGTAGTACCAGAGGCAAGATTTAAGTCTACATCACAGAGATTAAGAGATCCAAGAACTGGTGCAACAAAAAAGACAGGGTTTTATAGTATCTATAGTGCAGTTGGTTTAGGTATCAAAAATATGACTGAACAATTAGAGAGTTTGGAAGGTGAAATATTATCTGAAGCACTATTTGATAAGATTAGAAAGATATGGAGTAAGTTTAAAAATTATATGAAGCGGGTGTGGGAACAAGCCAAGAGATGGATAGGAAATAATTGGCAGAGACTTCTACAATTTTTAGGATTAGAACCTCAAGTGTATTTCAATAACAATCCGAGGTGGTAAGATGGAACTTTCTGAGCTAACTACTTTAAGTGCTTGTTTTTTTTCTAGAGGAGAATTAAATAGAGTTAGGTCTGGAGCTATAGGTGATATTACAGTTCTTGATGATTTTTTAATGAAGTGTAAAGAGGTAGCCCAATCAGGTAAAATAGAATTTGGAACTCCAGCTGTAAAAGTAGAAGCAATAGAGCTTATGGATTCAAAGAAAAATACTAAAGCATTATCAGAAATGGCAGTTGGTATATCAGGAGCTTTAGCTGTTTAGGATTGGCTTAGTAGAAAACATAATGATGGTTCAGATCCAAAACCAAAAATAGGATATCTCACAGGAGATAAATGGCCAGATGATGTAGAGAAATTTAGAGTTGAAGCTGCTGGTATGAAAGATTATAATTCATCCGATTTTATAGTCTATACAGGTAGACAAGGAACAACTGGTTATTATTATGGAGTATCTTTAAAGAAAAGACCTACTGAATGGGCTGATAATCCAACATTAATTAATAAAGTATTTAATTCTATATTGGAAGGTAGTCAATATGAATCTCTTTGGGAGGAAGTTCAAAGGAATAGAATGAATTTTTTTGTTAAAGTTTTGAAAAAAGCTACTAGAAGTAGTAAGCCTTTAGCTGGTTCAAATTTAAATTCATTAAAGGCAGAACAATTATGGAAATATAATTTAAAAGAACCAAAAACTATAAATTCTAAAGGCAAAGCTACCAAATACGAAAATAGAAAACTTATTAATATAAAAGGTGAAGGTGCGTTAGACCTTACAAAAGGTCCTGTAATAAGTACACATAAAGAGAAAGCAGACCAACCATATTCTTTGGCTGCTATAAATGACAAAGGAATAAGTCTTTCAAGAACTAATTGGAAAATGAGAAAGTTTGTAAATTCAGAAGTGGCTAAAGGATACTTTGATGAATTAGAAACGATATTAAATGATAATGCTGAAAAGTTTGCTACTGGTCTATTAAATTTAGTTTTAAAACCACAACTAATGAAAATTTTAACAGCAGATCCAAAATTAAAATATGATTATTGGTTTGGATTTTCTTTAATTACAGCTGCAGGTAGTGTTAAACCTTCAGGTCAAGTAGTTGTTGGGTTAGGAAATTATAAAGATATAACGACTGTAATGTGTGGTATAAAAGCTGTTTCTGGTCCAAATACAAAATACACAATGGTGAAGGTTGGGAATCCAAGAAAAACAGATAATGATGATGCTGCAAAAGTTTTTTATGAATTGCGGGTTAAGGGTGCTCGTCCAAAATTTGCTTTTTTATTATTGGAGATTAGATTTAAAGGAGATTTTACAGCACAACCTCAGTTTCAAGCTTTTTTACATAAGGATTTTGAAGATTTATTAAACGAAAAATGCAAACTATGAAAGATTTATATCAATTCTTAACCGAAGATAAGAACACTCACCTTGAGCATCTCGAGGATGACATTATCAATAATGGTGTTCGAGGTGGTAAAAATGCCATCACGTTTCTTTATTCATTAAAGGATATGATGACAGGTAGTAGTCGCCGACGAGTTAATATAACTGTCAAGTGGGATGGCGCCCCGGCCATTTTTGCTGGTACAAACCCAGAGAATGGAAAGTTCTTTGTGGGCACGAAGTCAATCTTTAATAAAACACCAAAGATAAACTATACCAATTCGGATATAGACAAGAATCATAGTGGCGGCCTTGCTGATAAGCTCAAGGTTGCTTTAAAAGAATTTTCAAAATTAAATATCCCTGGCATCTGGCAGGGTGATCTACTCTACACTTCTGACGATCTATCTACTGATACGGTGGGTGGTGATAGGTCTATAATATTTACACCCAATACTATTACATATGCAGTACCTTATAACACCGTTATGGCTGGTCGTGTATCAAGATCGAAGATAGGTGTAGTATGGCACACCACATATTCTGGTAAGTCTATGGATACACTGAAGGCAAACTTTGGTGCAAACTCTAATAAACTATCTAAAACTAGAAGTGTATGGTCAATAGACGCTACTTTTAAAGATACATCTGGTAATGTAAAATTTACCAGAGCAGAATCTAAACAGTTTCAAGGTGTTCTTAATATGGCAAACGGATCTTTAAAGAAGGCCGGACCATATCTAAATTATATGACAAGAGCTAGACACCCTGATTCTCCTGCTAATATTTTAAAGATTTTTCTTAATTCTTATATAAGAGGTGGAGAAAAAATACAGAATACAAAGAATGTTGTTGCATTTTTTGAAAAATTTTATGTTAAAAGAATGGATAAAAAGATAAAATCTGTAAAAACTGACGTTGCAAAACGCAGATGGGAAGGAATTAAGAAGGATGGAATATTAGAATATAATAAATATAAAAAAGAATTATATTTTGTCGTGGCAACTTACATTTCTTTGCAAACTGCTAAGACTATGATTATAAGAAAATTAGAAAGAGCAGAGAATATAGGAACATTTATTCGTACTCCAAATGGTTACAAAGTAACAGCGCCTGAAGGATTTGTTGCCATTGATCGTATTGGTAGAGCATTAAAACTGGTTGACAGACTAGAGTTCAGTAAAGCTAATTTCACCGTAGATAAGAACTGGATAAAAGGATAATAATAACAATGGCCAACGATTGGACAGTTCCCGTAGTCGGGATTTTTATAGTAACACAAGCAGTTGCAGCAATATGGTGGGCTTCTGGAACAGATACACAGGTTAAAGACAACACTACCGCTATTCATAAAGTGATAAAGAATGAAAAAGAAATTGCTATCATTCAGGTTCAACAGGCAGAGATCGTCAAAGATATTGGTGAAATCAAAGAAGATACTAAAAAGATTTTAGAAAAGTTAAATAAGAATGACTAAATCTGTTGCATTTACGTTTGGGAGGTTCAACCCACCTACTATTGGCCATGAGAAGTTGATAGATAAAACTCGGGGAGCCAATAGAAACTATCGTGTCTATGCAAGTCAGACACAAGATTCTAAACGAAATCCTTTATCCCATAGAAATAAAGTTTCTGTGATGAAAGGTATGTTTCCCCTTCATGCACGAAAGATTAAACGAGATAAAGTAACCACAGCCATAGATGTAATGGTTCAACTTTATAAAGAGAAACACACAGACGTTCTAATGGTAGTAGGATCAGATCGTGTCAGAGAGTTTGATACTTTACTACAAAAATATAATGGTAAGAAAGCAGCCCACGGATTTTATAAGTTTAAAAGTATTCGTGTAGTTAGTGCTGGTGAAAGAGACCCAGATGCAGAAGGTGTGTCTGGTATGTCAGCATCAAAGATGAGAAAGGCAGTACAAGACAATGATTATAAGTCATTTCAGAAAGGTTTACCAAGAAGTTACAAACAAGGTAAACAACTATTCAAACTTTTACAAAAACAAATGGGTGTCAAAGGACTAAAAGAATACATGGAAGAATCCCGTATGGCAGGTACTGGTTTTGCTGTTGCCATGAAGGACCCAAAGGGTTGGAAAATAGTATTCAAAGGGAATAGTCGTGACCAAGATAAAGAAATAAAAAAATTAAAGAAGGCTGGTAAAAAACTTGGTAAAGATTTTAGAGGGTATCGTACACAGAAACCTGTTGGTCATGTTATTAGAGAAGAAGTAGAGATTGATGAAGGTGGTCTTACACAAGACGGTCCAGGCGTTGCACCAAATTTAAATTTAAAACCTAAGGTTGTGTTTAATCCTTTAAAGAAAAAGAAAGATAGAGGAACTAAACCATCAGATCAGATTCTTCCTAAAGATAAAGCTTCCAGAATTGAGAGTTTTGAAGAATGGCTAAATGAAAAGAAATTGACCTTTAAGCAAGCACAAGAAAAAGATAAAAAAGATCAGAACAAAGATCCAGTAGGTAAGTGCCATGAAGAAGAACATACCGCAGAAGGATTTTTTGACTTCTTTTTCTCTAAAGAATTGGATTCTGCTAAAAAGGCAATTTATCAAAGAGAATATCAAGCAGCCGCAAGAATGTATCAGCAGTTCAGAAAACGTGGTGATGCAGCTGGAGTTGCCCTTCATAAGGCTGCAAGTAGTTTTAAGCACGTATCAGATAGAGGGCTGCAACAGTTCCTAAAACGATAAATAGTAATACAAATAACAAATATATTATGCAGAGTAGGTGAAGTAAACCGAAACGAGAGGAAAAAAATATGTCTTTATGGGGAGCAACAGATGCTGATGAGTCAAAACCTAAACATTTGACTACAGCAGAAAAGAAAAACGTAATTGCCACAACCGCAGGTTGGGTAAGAAAGGCAGGATCAGCTGAGACTGGTAATGATAGGACAGATTGTGATCCAGAAGTGTTGGTGGCTATTGGTGGTTTAAGTACATCACTTGGTCAGGCTACAATTACATATGTAGATTGGAATATTACTACCTTTGATAAGTCTGCTGGTGGTACACTATCTGTTACTGTTGGATATAATGAAGCAGTTACAGTTACAGGCACACCAACTATTTCAATTACTAATGGTAATGAAGGTGCTGGAACAGGACGTGGTCCACACACATTGTCTTATGCTAGTGGATCTACCACAAACGCTTTGGTGTTCACATTAGCTATTGCCGCAGCGAATGCTGCTACCAATGCAGATGATGTACTATCTATTGGTGCACAGAATGTCGCTTTAAGTGGTGGAGGACTAGTAGATACTTCTTTAGGTGGTAATGCTGAAGTAGCTATTACATCTGCACAAGGTACGGCTGCAGGAACAATTACTGTAGTGGCGTAATAAATATCATAATGAGATGTATTTGATCCGTGTGTATGCACGGAGTAATTTACCGTTGACTCGGATTATATAGGAGAAAAGAAAAATGGCTGATAAAAAGATTACAGCATTAACAGACTTGGGAACAAGTGTAGCCGCAGAAGATTTGCTTCATGTTATTGATGATCCTGCAGGAACACCAGTAAATAAAAAGCTTTCAATTGCGAGTTTAATGAACAATATGCCTACTTGGTTGGCATTTGATTCAACTGCACAGGCAATTACATCTGCTACAGCAGTAAACATCACAACAGCAGTAACAACTATCGCATCATCTGCCGCTATTGCATTGACATTACCCAATGGTGGTGCAGGTCAGATTAAGATCATCACAATGATTAGTGATGGTGGTGATGCAACATTAACACCAACAACATTAAATGGTTATACTACAATTACCTTTAATGATGATGGTGATTCTTGTGTGTTGTATTTTGCAGATGCAACTAATGGTTGGTGTGTTATTGCTAATCAGGGTTGTGTATTAGCTTAAGATTGAGGATTTTATATTATGATTACAGTTGAAAGTTTGAATGAAAGAAAATTAACAGTACACGAAGATATTAAAAAGGTTGAAGAAGCAATAAAAAACTTGGATGAGCAGAGAGTTTCATTACAGGCGAATCTCTATGCTCTCCAAGGAGCTTTACAACAAATAGATTTCTTTATTAATAGCGAGGAATCGGAAGAGGAGAATAAAAATGAGTGAAGAAGTAATTAGATATGGTGCTGGAGGTATACCTTATAAAAGTTCTGTTGGACCTAAAAGTACCGAAGCATCAACCGAAGATTCTACAGAGGAAAAGGAAGAAGATGTTAAATTTGAAATGAAATTTGTAGAAGATGATACACCACTTTCTGATGAACAGGTTGTTAAAAAAACAAAGGGTAAAACGTAATGAAATCATTTAATGATTATATCTCTGAAGATGCCCCAGGTTCAATTCCTGGTGTAGCTTCTCATGTCAACCAAACTGGTGGTTCGGATACTTATGATATTCAAAATCCTGATGTATTGAAACGAGTAAATGCATTTGTAGGTTCGATTGCGGATAGAGAGTATCTTATTCCAGAAAATGCTATTCATCAACTTAAAGGGTTTCTAGAAAGAATTGGTTTATCATTTGATACACCAGAACTTCCAGAAGGTACGGGAAGTGTGACAATTCCTTTAACAAGATATGGTGGTGTTTTTGGTAAGAGTACAGACACACCTTTTGATGAGTTTGATAGAGAAGATGGTATAGATAAGAGTTTAAAAATAGATGTTGAGTCTTTGCAAAATAGTTCTTGGAAAGTATATGCTAAGATAGTATAAATGTTTGAAAAAATAACTCCGGCGAACTGGATGATGTTCGCTATGAAAAATTATGATAACCCGCAAGCGGATGGTGAGGAAGAGTTTCAAGAAGATTTAAAGAGATTTAAATATCTCAAAAGACTTCTTAAAAAATATTATGATGGCGGAGAATTAAAAGAACGACTTATACTTAATCATATAATTGTACTTTCTAATGTATTTGGTGTAGAGGCTTCTGGAATTTTATTATTCTTTAAGATTGAACAGGAATATTGGTCAACACTTAAAACATTTATGGTTTTTCTTAATATGATACCAGAGAATGAAATGATAGAGATACCAATGGATGAGTATGTATGGAAAATATTAAACAATATTTAGAAGAAGGTAGAGCCATAGATTTGTTTGTGGTCTATCGCTTTTTACGAATACTTACTACTCCCTGGGAAGACCAGGATGCTTTTAAGCATGGTATTATAGACAAAGATGGTAAGCTTTTAAGAAAACATAATACATTAAAGAGTGAAGATGAGAAAAAATCATTTACACTTCTTCATCGACTAGTATTTAATCTTAAAAGAATATTGCATAAAGTTCCATTAGTTAAATCTAAATTAGGTACCTATGCAACTGCTTTATTTCTTCTTAAGCAACATTTGGGCAGTCAAATGGAAGAGGAAGAAATGATAGAAAAAACTTTTAAGAATTGGTTATTAGATAACGGATATATAACACCGGAAGAATTGGGTGAAGAAGTTATTGGTGTAGGTGAGACATTACCTAAAGGAAAATATAAACTGACCCAAGATATTTTTACAGATAAGTCAGAGATTAGAGGTAAGTTAGGTGATGTTGTTGTTGCTTTTTCTGATACTGCACCTACTGATGCTATAATGGGACAAAATATTTTTAAAGTAATTCATCAAAGATCAAAGGAAGAAATTTATGTAGCCCTAGAGGACCTGAAGGATGCCTAAACATCAAGATAAAATAAATACACCAGAAGCGCCAGATGATGCTGTAGATGCAAAATCTGTACAAAAATGGCAAGTATGGACTCAAGGTCCTAAAGATGCTAAGGAAACAAAACGAAAGTTTAAGTTATCAACACCAGGACAAGATCGAGATTATAAAAAATTTGTGAGTAATAGAAGGTTTCAAAAGTTTGAAGAAATAGAACCTCAAGATGAGGATGTACCCGCAAATTCTGTTGCTGGTGGTGGAGTAGATATGGCACCTAATGCATCAGGTACTAGAGTTTTTATGAAAAGAAAAAGATCCGGTGTAGATGGTAGAACAAGAGAGTATCGGGCTACACAAAAAAGAATTAAGGAAAGAAACGCTAAAACACAAGAGCGAGAAGCAGTAAAAAAATTAAGTCAATTTGGAGTTACAAGTAATCCATTCCAAACGGAACAAAACAAAATGGACAATAACAAATATTTAAAAACAAAAGAAGGCAGTATCGAACAGGCTGCTATTGATTCTGTAGGTACAGAAATGCCTTACAATCCTAATAATGATTTACCAACTTTAACTTTACCAAAAAATAGGTATCTCAATACTAAAGAAGAAAGTTTGGAATGGAGTATAATGAAAACGGTATCCGAAAATGATAATCATCCTCCTAAGAAGTCTCATAAATTACCTAGACAACTTAAAGATCCTAAGAAAGAAAAGATGGTGGGAACAAAGTCAGGAACAAAGGTAGTTGATAGAGATGATCCAAAGTATAAAAATGCACCAGAACATGAATCAGTAGAATTAGATGTTGATGAGGCCGCCGGCAAAGCGGGTAGTTCTGCATCAAAAATATCAGTGGCACAAAAAATTAAAAATGCAGCTAAAGTAAAGGCCTCCATGGCATCTATGAATGTACCGCGAAATATTACTGTAAGTCACGAAGCAGCAGGAAAAGCTAAAGGTGCAGCAGCTCTGAGGGCAAGGACACCAGTTAAGCATATAACTATTCACCATGAAGAAGATGATGAAGAAGAAAAAAAGAATTTATCATTACGGTTGAAAGGTAAAGGTAGACCTGGAAAAGGATCTACTTCTGATACAGAAGATGATGATTATGATAGAGATGAAAAGAGATTTGATAAACAGAAAGAACGTAAGCGTGGTGCTTCTAGTTCTTCTGGTTTGAAAAAATTTAAATTTGGTGATAAAGATCAAGATGAAGTAGAAGAAAATAGTCCACCTAAAGGAATATTTCCAAAATCAGATTCACAAAAGCATCGTGAGAAAATGAAACGTATTAAAGATGCTGAAAAGCGTTTAGGTAATAGGAAAGAATCTAAAGAAACTGATGCTGGTGAAAGAGATATGGGTTCAGATGAGTATGCAAATTATGTAAAGACTTTGACTCCAGGTGAGAAGGCCGAGACTGATGTGGTTAATAGAGATGCACGAAAAACGGAAGTTAAACAAAAGAAAGAAAAGACCGCACAGAATCATCAGGCAACAAGAATTGATGATGATTATGACCGTTCACCTGATAAATCTGGTGATAAAACAATCAAAACACCTGATAGTCATATGGGTGTTAAAGTTCAGAAACTTAAACCTAGTCTGAAAGGTATGTCAAAGGCTGGTAAGCTGATGCATAAACTCCGTCAGGCAAAGAAAGAAGAAGTAAAGATTGATGAAGATAGACCTAAATGGGGAAGTCAGTTAGGTGATTCTGGTCCAAAGAAAACACCACATAGTCAGTTCGGTGATTCTCCTGCTGAGATAAAGAAGAATAAGAAAAAGTATTTTGATTGGCAGAAGAAGAAACAAAAAGAAGAAGTAGAGGTTGATGAAGTAAATAAACATCAGGCACGAGCTTTTGGTTCAGCCTTGATACGAGATAAGTCTCCTAGACAACTCAAAGACCCCAAGAAAGAAAAGATGGTGGGGGTTAAAAATAAAGCCGGAAAGGAACAACATCCCGGTCAAAAGAAAGGCAGTGCGAAGTTAAAGAAAGGCTGGAAGATGACTCAGAGTGGTGAACCTTATTTTAAACCAAATAGTAATAACCCAACGAGAGATAAGAAAGAAGAAGTAGAAGTTGATGAAACTACTGTTGGTTGGGGTAAGAGCAAACAGATTAAAAAGATGAAGTTTGGTCCTAAGTCGGGTGGAGTAAAGCCAGGTAAACTGAGTGACTTGGAAAAACATAATAAAGATTTGCGTGCCAAGAAAGAAGAAACAGAGATTGATGAACTTTCTAAAAAAACAATGGGTTCTTATGTGAAGAAGGCATCTGTTGATAAGAGTAATGCTGGTATTACTTTAGGTCAGACATCCGCTAGTGGAAAACAGACACAGGCTGATGTTCAAAAGCACGCCGGTAAGATGATAAAACGACAGAAGGGTATTGATAAGGCTGTTGATAAACTATCAAAAGAAGAAGTTGATATGAGTATGGTTGATGCTGTAAAAGAAGTATTAGGTCATGCTGGTTGGGCTGGGCTTGGTAATATGCCTCCTACTGATCCTAAGACAGGTAAGTATGTAACAGGTAAGACCAAAATAAAACGGTTGCCTTACGATAAGAATAATCCTTCAAAAAAACCAGAGAAGAAATGATAAAATAAATTGAGGATTGGTTATGATAAAAGTGGTTATTATTTTAATATTACTCATGGGCTCCGGTGGATACGGAGCCTATGCATGGATTACAAAACTACAAAATGATAATAAGATTCTTCAAGTTAATCAAGCAAAACTTGAAGGTGCTGTTGCAGAACAAGAGGCTGCTATTAAACAACAGGCGGCTGATGCTGCACAGATTCAAGCTGCCAATGCAGACTTGAGAGAACAGCAGGCAGTACTTGCAAAAGATAAAAAGAATCTCGCTAATAAACTGGGACGGCATGAGTTAGATATACTTGCTGAAAATAAACCAGGTCTTGTTGTAAGAATAATCAATCGTGCATCAAAGAATGAGATGCGTTGCTTTGAAATCCAAACAGGTTCACCATTGACACATGATGAACTTGCTGCGAGAAAGAAATCAGAGAGTAACCGTGAATGTCCAGAGTTGGCTAACCCTAACTTAGGCAAAGAGGAAGATTCGTAATGAAAAAAGTGATATTGTTATTGGTGGCAGCAGTTTTTATAACAGGATGTTCTATGACTCCTAAAGTCAAAGAGATAGATATAACTACTACTGCGGTTGAAAAACTCCCATTAAGTTTACCCGATCCACAACCATTAGAGTTACAAGAGGTTGAGTGGATCATTGTGACAGAAGAAAATATTGAAGAAGTATGGCAACTTTTACGAGATAAGAACGAAGGTGTTGCTTTATTTGCATTGCGTCATGGTGACTATGAAAAATTAGCACTTAACATAAAAGACATTCGAGCTACGATTGGTGAGTATGTGATTGTCTTAAAAAAATATAGAGAATATTACGAGGAAGAAAAATGAATTACATAAAAACAATTTTAGGAGAAAGAACTTCTCTTGACGGTACAGTATTAATAGGTATTGGTGTAGTATGTTTGTTATTTTCACCTCTGGTTAAATGGGCAGCGTGGGCCGCAATAGCTTACGGTGCTTGGACATTACTAACAAAGGAAAAATAAAAATGAAAGTATGGTCTGGTAAACTTGATTGCACCTTTCACGGAAAGATGCATTGGGAGCTGAATAAAGAAATCTGGTTTCTATCTAAAGAAGCTAAGACACATCACGACACATGGAAAGAGATGGGTGTAAAGATTACAGAACCCAAATCACCAGAAGGTTTTTCTAAAGTGTATGCCCCCAAAGGTTATGACACAGACCTCGCATCTATTCCCCGTTTCGGTTGGGTGGCAGTCGCACCTTGGGATGTAGCACGACCTGCTATCATCCATGATGTACTTTACGGTGTTCTAAGAGATGCACTAAAAAACAAAACACATGATGAGAAGTTAGTGAACGAAATGCGATTGGCAGCAGACCGTGTATTCCTGGAAGGTATGCATCATGTTGAGCCTCCTGTTAAGATGTGGAAGGCAAAACCATGTTATTGGTCTGTCCGTCCCTTCGGCAGGTTCGCAATTCGTAAAGCAGGCATGACCCAGACCTGATGTTTATTATATGGAAGTTACTGCTCACTATACTATTGAGTACGGTGGGCAACAGTTTCTATAAGTGGTTTGCAAAAACTAAAATGGGTAAGTGGTTTGATAATAAAATGGAAAATATTATGAGCAAAGTGACTAGTAAAGTTGAACATTTGGAGATTCAAGATGACAACGAAAATGGTAGCGGTGCTCCTAGGAAGTCTAATAAGCCTTAGCTCATTTGCCTATGATACAAACTTTTCACTACACGGACATAGTGCAAGTTTTTTGATGTTAGATAATAAGTGGATGACACTTAACTATCTACACCCCAACGCCAACAAAGTCGGTATGAGAAATGCCGCAAAGGCCAATGGCGATACCCACATCTATCTTTACACCAGAAATGGTGGTGACAATGGTGGTGGTTACAATCTCAGTGCCATCAGTCCCCAACCCGATTGGGAAGTAAGACTAGATGAACTCAACAACATGGGACTTAAACCAGTTCTATGGTTGACACCTGATGATAGTCCCTCTATCACAAATCAATCCATGGATGCCCAGAAGGCACACTTCACTAACATGGTGAATAGATTTGATAGTAAGGTCACAGGGTATGTTACTTGTTTAGAATGTGATGAGTATTGGAGTGCTGCTCAAGTGCAGGCTCTAGTCGCACATCTAAAAAGTAAAACAAACAAACCTGTTGGTGTTCATCTGACCCCAGGTGTTCAGCCGGCATACTTTGCAAATGCAGACTATGTATTTCTACAGACAGGTTTCAATAAGACAGCAGAACAAGTCAAGGCAATGGTTGCTCATGCTATTGCTGTTACAGGCAAACCAGTTGTTGCATCCGAGTATCATTTAGAAAGTCGGTCTGCTAATGCTCGTGCTCTTGGTGACGCTGCGTGTTCGGCAGGGGCAATCGGTACTGGTAACGGTAGAAGTATCTCATTCTGTGGTGTAGAAGAACCACCCAAGAAGAAAAACAAAGATACCGAGACTGCGATGGTTGTCATAGGTATTGCTGCTATTGCGTTTGGTGCCTACTATCTACACACCAATTATGATTTTGAGTTGAAGTTTGATTTGACAGATAACTACCAGACCTATGGAACTAAAAAGACATTCAATCTGTTTGAGAAGAATGATAACTCACTAAACTTTGAGATAGATTTCTCTCATACTACTGCGGATGACTTTTATGAAAATAGAATCTTTTTTGGTTTCTCTGGTACTTTCTAGCTTACTATTAGTACCTGGCCTTAGTGCCGCATACGATAAGACACATTCACTTCACGGTGTAAGGTCGTCGTTTCTATTAGGTAAGATCGGACCACACACTGGCGATCAGTCAAAGAAGTTTAATACTACCCTAATGTATTTGTCTAACACTTGGACAGATGCAGAACGAGCAACCTTTAGACAACGATTAACTAATACTGGTGACACACATATTGATATGTATGTCCGTGCCACTAGAGGTCATTTGCCGGGTGGTGTAGTCAACCCCAACGATGATTTCCGACAGAGGCTTGTAGAGCTGAATCAGTCAGGACTTAAACCTGTATTGTGGATGACACCTGAATCTAAACATGGAGATTGGAAAGGAAATGCCGCACACCACAAGGCCTTTATGGAAAAAACTATTCGACTCTATGATGACCAAGCATCTGCTTATGTTGCCTGTTTAGAATGTGATGAGTATTGGTCACCAGAACAAGTGAATGACTATGTGGCCTTCATAAAGTCAAAGACAGACAAACCTGTTGCGGTACATCTTGCACCTGGTGTTGGTGGCCATAAAAAAGATACACGATATTATACTAATGCAGACTATATCTATTTACAAATAGGTGGCCATACATCAGGTGATTACATATCAGATGTAGCAACAGCAAAGAGAATGTTGACCGAGGCAATGACACTGGGTAAACCAGTAGTAGTCTCCGAGTATTCGTTATTCAGTGAGTCTGCACAGGCCAAAGCATTAGGTGACTTGATGTGTTCTATGGGTGCAGTCGGCACAGGCAATGGTAGAAACATAACATACTGTGGCCACGAAGATGCACCTAAGAAGAAGAAAGATTATACTGCTGCCATACTCGGTCTGGTTGGTGTTGGTATCGCCGCATACTATTTAAGTAATTATGATATTAGTTTTACTTTTGATGCAACTGAGGACTGGCAGAGTTATGGTATGGGTAGAAGTTTCTCCCTAACAGAACACCTGAGTTTTGATGCAAGTATGACACACTATACCTCGCAAGATGTAGTGAACAATAGAATACTATTTACCTTTTCTGTAATTTTTTGATCTGGATCAAGATTTATTTTCATATAAATAGTTCTGTGAAAAATTTATTTACAGAGCACCCAAGAAGTGTCGGTGAGAGTTATCTTTTGCATATGTTTAATGCATCAAGATTTGCTCTCACTTTTTTAGTATTATTTTTTATTGTACTTATTCATGCTATATTACCTTTCCTGTTCGTAAGAACAGCTAGCGACATTGTTTGTGAAATGAGCAAAGACATGGAGTGTAGAAAGAAAGGATGAATATTGCATGGAACCAACTACAGATGCCCTTGCTCAGTTTCTTGAGTTAGGGTTCGCCGCTGCTGGCACACTGGCCGGTGGCTTCTTTATTGTACTTTTGCTGAAGTACATCCTTGAGTCTGTCGTAGGGCAGGCTAATTCGTTACACGCTATGATTACCGCACTAGACTTGCGGGTAAAAACCATGAACAATGAGGTCGTGAGAATCGACACATTGATTAGTACGGTCGTGGGTGTCAAACCAGATTTGGATCGAATCGCTCGTGCAGACGGGCAGAAAGATGCGAGGAAAGACTAATGATGTGGATTGATTACAACATAGACCAGGCACCAAATGGTAGTTTTAAGGTCGTGGGTGATACACCTACGGAGGTAATGGATAAGGGAGAGCATTCCTTATACAGACCCGGAGATATTTTTGTTGTCAACGAAAGTGGTTGGCTTATAAAGGTTGAACCGGAGACTGTGGTATTGTGAAATGGTTGATACAAACCGACAAAGAGAAACAAGGATATCATACAGTAACATATAACGGACAATACCACTGTACTTGCCCACAGTTTGAAAGAGGGTTGGGATACTGTAAACATATCTGGTCTGTCAATGGCGGCCAGGTGTCTGTTAAACAACGCAAGTATGGACATATAGTACAGGTAGAGTAATGGATGTTATAGAACTAGTAAATCAGTATGGGTTACCTATTGTGGTAGCAGGAGGTATGGGGTACTTTATATATTTTATATGGAAGTATGTAACAACGGAAATAAAACCAAAACTGGGTCAAACAGCTACAGTTTTGATTGCATTGATAGACCGTATCAGAATGTTAGATAACGATTTAATTCGTTTAGACCAAAAACTAAACATCTTCATCGAAATGGATGAAGAAATACAAAAAAGAAAAAGAGAGGACCATGATTACAAACATGGAGAAACTACACAGAAAACAATTCGACCTAGCAAGAAAGGCTAAAGGTCCTGTTGATTGGGGAAACTATTCCTTTAAAGAGATGGTAATGTCTTTCACCTTTGGTGCCGGCATTATGGCTATCTTTTTTGGCTTGATGTTTTTTGCTATGACTAAATCTCTTGCTTCAGAACTTGTGCATGAGTTTCATAGTCCATCATTCAGCGGGCATGGATGGAGTACCCATATGCTTTCTATTGAACAACTACAACACAATAGAAAAGAAGATATGCGAGAACGGGCAGAAGCACAAGAACGACAGGATGAACGTGAAGAAAACAACACGACCATCAATAAGTTTATCAAGAACGTAGAGAGCCGTATCTATGCTAACTTATCAAAACAGTTAGTGGATAATATGTTTAAGACACCAGGTGAAGATTGCGAAGGTGACGAGTGTGATGCACCATTAACTGGTGAAGCAAAGATTGAAGGGTCTACTTTGTATTGGGTAAAGGACCCAGATTTAGGAACAATCTCATTAACAATTATAGGTGAAGATGGTACAACAACAGAGATGGTTATACCTGTAGGAGACTTTGGATTTTGAAAAAGATATTATTAGTTCTTGGCATTGTGCTTGTACTAACCGGATGTGCAGGTAGTAAAAAGTTTATCCTACATGGGTCATTACCCTATGCAGAAGGAACTCCTACTACTGAGTTGCTGATGGCAGTTCCAGAGTTAGACCAACCAGTGATAACAATCGCAGTATATAACTTTCCAGATAGGTCAGGACAGAGAAAACCATCAACAAAGTTTTCTCAATTATCGACTGCCGTATCACAGGCACCAGAAACATATCTGATAGATGCGTTGAAATCTGTCGGTGGTGGAAACTGGTTTACTGTGGTAGAGAGACAAGGACTAGACAGTTTAATAAAAGAAAGACAACTAATAAGATCAACAAGAGAAGCATACGACGGAGATACAACAAACTCATTAAAGCCATTACTCTTTGCAGGCCTTCTAGTAGAGGGTGGAATTGTAAGTTATGATTCTAATGTAATGAGTGGTGGGGAAGGTGCAAGATACTTTGGCATTGGCGCCCATCACAAATATAGGACAGACCAGGTAACAGTATCATTGCGTTTAGTAGCTGTTCAGACAGGGGAGATACTTTTATCGGTATCTTCAACAAAGACAATCGCCAGTCAGAAGATAGGCGGCGATGCCTTTAAGTTTCTAGATTTAGGAACAAAGGCGTTGGAGGTAGAACTTGGTGTAGCTAGAAACGAACCCACTAACTACGCTATCAGAACAGCAATAGAATATAGTGTATTACAAATGGTAGAGAAAGGTGAAGCGAAGGGTTTATGGAAATACAAAAGGGAGGAAGAATGAAACAATTATTCCACGGAATAATTATGCTATTGATGATGTCATTTGCTCATGCAAATGATATTTATGTAACACAATCAGGTGCAACATTGGATCTTGATATTACTCAAGACGGTCAAGACAACAAGGTGGGTAACAGTACCACATCATCATCGGTGATTGGTGCAACATCTACTATTGATATTGACCAAGTTGGTAACACAAACATATTGACATTTGATGTCAACGGTGCAACATTTACAGGTACATTTGATGTAACTGGTAACAGTAACGATATTGATTTCAATTGCGATAGTGCAGGTACAGGTTCATCTTGTGCTACTGCTACCGCCTCAATAACATGGGCAGGTAGCTCAAACGATTTAGACATTGATATTGGTGAAAGTGCTGATGCTGCTAGTGCCACTGTAACAATTACTGGCCAAACTGGTAGTGATAGTAACGTAGTTGCTGCTACAATAGATGGTACTTCAGCCATTCTAACACTAACAGTCAATGGCGATACCAATAACTATCTGATTGATATAAACGACGACGGTGATGTAAATGGACACACATTGATTCATACACACACAGGCAGTATTGCTGATGTTGATATTACACAGTCTGGACTATATGATAACATGATAACATTGACAACATCGGGAGACAATCACGATATTGATATTATACAAGACGACTAATGAAAATTTTATTATTACTTCTGTTATTGTTTAGTTTGCCTGCTCAGGCCAGTATTGGAGATGTTATTCTCCATGAAGGTACTGGGCAGGTTGAGCGTTCCGCTGATGGTTCAGAAGTTGTCACTGAAAAAGAGTTAGATATTTTTTCTGATGATATCGTTATGACCGGCAAGGGCAAGACTGCTATTCAGTTCTTGGATGACACACGGGTAGACATCACCGAGCATAGTAAGTTGGTGATAGACAGTTTTGTTTATGACGCCTCAACACAAGAAGGCACACTTGGTCTAAAGGCCTCGTTAGGCACAATACGATATGCCTCTGGTCTGATTGCCAAGAACTCTAAACAGAATGTAAAGATACAGACACCAACAGCAACGATTGGTGTTCGTGGTACAGATTTCTCAATGACAGTAGATGAACTCGGTGGGTCTACAATCATTCTATTACCTTCTTGCGATACAAATGGAAACTGTTTCGTCGGTGAGATTGATGTAACATCTGATGCAGGTCAGGTCATATTGAATCAGGCCTTTCAGGCGACAGTAGTGGCTACTGCTGCGTCTACACCTATGAAACCTGTGATACTAAATCTAGATGAAGAATTGATTGGTAATCTACTCATAGTATCTAAACCAAAAGAGATTGCAGAGGCTCAAGAGGCAGAACACTTTGAAGCTGTTGCCGATATGCTAGATGTGGACTTTTTACAGTTTGATGATTTGGAAGTTGACCATCTAGAAGAAGATGAATCCGCATGGGCAACAGGACTAGATATAGATTTTCTAGAACAGAACTTTTTGGTTGATCTGCTCAAAGTTATCAACAAAGAACTTGCTAAAAAGCTTTCTGATAAAATATCCGAGAAAGAAACTGCAAGACTGGGTTCAGGTGATCCATCTAAAGTCAGAACAGGTAAAGACCCAGTGACAGGTATTCTAGTAGTAGACGATGACCCTATGTGGATATGGGAAAGAGAAGCTGCATCAGGCAATAAAATCCAACTTATATTGGATAAAGAGTATGGTTATATTATGAATATATTACAGGGTGATTTTGAAATAATGGATTACGAACTAGGAGGATCAGAAAATGCGATTGATATTGTTCAGTCTAATTAGTTTGTTTTGTTCAATGGCATTTGCCAATGATATCTATGTGACGCAAACAGGCACAGGGAATACTCTAACGCTTGATATTGAGCAAGATGGAGAAAATAATACTGTTAATTTCTCTGTTGGAAATCATGCAGGGAACTCAGTAAAGATTCGACAAGAAACAGATAATTCATATATCGGTTACACTACATTATGGGGCTCAGGACTTGCTTGGGGTGGTGACCTAGATGGTAGTAATAACAGTTTAGATATAAGACAGTGGTGCAATCAGTCAAGTTGTTCCCGTGATGATTTTCAATTTCATATTTACGGTGATAATAACAGTGTTATATTTGGACAGGGATATGAAATTCCAGGAGCAAACTCAACAAGTTTTCAAACAGATTCTTATGAAGAAGGTGGTCACTTTGTAAGATTAGATATACACGGAGACCGAAACAGTTTTAAGGGTAGTCAGCGGTCAAATGCTTCTGGTAGTGACCATACAAATACAACATACATTTATGGTGATGATAATACAGTTTTTACTAGACAAAAGGGAAACACTGATAAGACAATCACTTTAACAATTAATAATGACGATAACGAAGTTGATATAACACAACGGGATAATGCTGGTCATACTGCTACTGTAACCTTGAATGGTTCTTATGGTACAGACCTAACTCTATTACAGAAAACTGGTACAGCACAATCATATTCATTATCACAGAATTGCCAAACTTCAGGAGGGTGTACAGTTAATGTGACACAAAACTAATGAAAATATTATCAAATTGGATGATGGGATTTGTGACACTTGCCGTGATTACATTTATAGGACTACAAGACCCGTTTGTAAAAGAAACATTACGACTAAAAAGTTTTGACCTACTTGCTCAGTATGAAGAAAAAGAGTTGTCACCAGACATTGGCATACTCACAATAGACGAGGCATCAATAGAGAAATACGGACAGTATCCCTGGAACCGTGAAGTTCTTGCCGATATTATCTACAGGCTCAGAGAGGCCGAGGTTGGTATCATTGTGATGCCAATACTATTCTCCGAACCAGACCGACTAGGTGGTGATGAGCTGTTTATGATATCACTACATGAGATGGGTGTAGTGATTGCACAAGTCGGAACAAACCAAACACATAAGAATGCTGTACCAAGAGGTGTTGCTAAGATAGGTGACCCATTGCCTTGGTTGTATGAATGGAACGGTATGCTAGGTCCGATACCAGAACTCGGTGGTGCTGCAGACGGTGTTGGTGTTATCAATACAGCACCAGAGATAGATGGCGTGGTCAGACGCTTGCCACTGATAATGAGAATAGGTGAAGAAACATATCCTGCAATGGCAGTCGAGACTATTCGTGTCGCCACAGGTAATCCAAGTTATCAAATCAAGGCAGGTCCTGCTGGTATCATTGCAGTTCGTGTACCAGGTTATCCAATCATCAATACAGACCAACACGCAAGAATATGGTTACGGTGGAACAATATGTTTCAGTCTGTCTCTGCTGCAGCAAAAGACTATTCAACATTGAAAGGTAAGACGGTAGTGGTGGGTATCACTGCCGAAGGACTGGGAAGTATTATTGCTACACCAGTGGGGGAACAATATGATTGGGCACTATCAGCATCGGCCTTACAAACAGTTATCAATGGCACAGCACCAAAACGATATGATATAAGTCTAATCATAGAGTTGGCGATCTCAGTATTAGTAGGACTTATCATTGTATTTCTAACAAGATTTACTCCGTACTGGGTTGTCGGTGCTATGATGGCATTGATTTATGCAGGTAGTGTGTT